TTCTCTTCTTTGTTCTTCTATTTGATCGATCAACATAGCTAAGTAGATTTCTCTTTCCCAAGGCATCATATTTTCAACATCATCTAAAGAGTAGTTATGATTCTGTATCAACTGAAAATTAACTTGATAGTAGTTCACCAAGTTATCATGGGAAAGAGATACTAAAAAAAATCATTCATACCTTTCAAAACCAACTCATTTTTCTTTTGACACCCAACACATTCATATGACGCATCATAGGTCACTTGTGGCATGGTCTCAATAAACTTCCTAATCATATCAAACTGTTCAGAACTCAAAGACTCTATAAACTCCATCTGAGAACTATAACTTTCATCCTTAAATGGCATATTTTCATCTTCAGTCATAACAGATTCAATACATTTTAAAATCATAGCAAATGTTTGTTCTGTATTAGACTTCACATCAAGACTAGCCAAATCCATAATACTAAGGTATGTCGGATACTGCATCCTAATACTAATATCGTTGTTCAACTTTATAACATAATCAACATCAGGCATATCCAAAGTTATGTCATCAAGAATAATCTTTACTTCATTTTCTGCTTCACAATGTTCACACTTAGGTTTGAGTTCTATATTTTCTCCTACCGACTTAGATCTGATTTTGACGAACATATATTCAACATCAAAACTAGTCAGTGCTTTTTTGCTTATCGGTTCTTCGACACAAGCTTCAATAGTATCTGCAATAGCATTGAAGACCTGTGTTTGATCCTCACTCTCCATTGCTAACATCAAGACCTTCTCTTCCTTTACGAGATATGGTCTAAATCTAACTGCCTGTTGTGACGAAGGTATAACAAGTTCATATTTTGGTTTATCATTTAGTTTAGGTAGTGCCATTCATTTCATCCTTTAATTAAATACTCTTCCTATTGCTGTTCCTATTTGAGTTGTCAAAAACTTTTCTATATTACTTGTAGCTTCAACTTCATTTGGAATCCATTTTGTATACGACATTTGCACATTCAACTCCACGACACCATCAATATCATTGTTCAACTGAATGTCGTTCATGGTGGTAGGGAATGCGTCAAACAACGTACACGAATATATTACATCATCACCTGTAACAAAGTCCAAGTCAAACTGACCTTGTGCAAGATCAATAGGACCAAACTTAGGTAATCTATTTTGTATTTCTGATGGCAGTTTAGGAATGCCAAGAGGTGTGGAGTAGACAGGAAGACCAATACCTTTCTTCAACTGTTCAATCACAATCTGTTTTCCGTATCCTTCTTTGCCTCTGAGATATCCTGCTGTCTGACCATCCTGATCTACAGCAAGACTTTGCCAAGTATCAAAGTACTTTCGTATACCATAATCATTTAGAACTTGAAAGGTCATGGAAATGTCTGTAACGGCATACCCATAAGGAACCTTCTGCATTTGCATACCAATCCTGCGTTCATTCGTCAGAACCTGCTTACCGGGCAATATAACGTCCTTACAGAGCAAGTTTACTTCTTCGGAGGTAGCACCAGGGATTGTTGGTAGCTTAACCCTGAATACATTTGGACGTGCTATACCATCTTTTCTAGACACTAAGCTTTTTAATTGATCGACACTAGCCATTAAATCATCCTCTTAGAGTCTCTGTACACTTGCGTACCTGTTCCCTTCTGCCAAGAAGCAGTGGGTAAGAACGTTGCGATTTCCCATTCAGGTGCAGGTATCCTAGCAAACCGACTTCTAACATGAGTTGTCAAGTAATGCTTTACACAAGGTTTAAAGTATTTGTATTTTGCAGCAGACTTTAGCATATCATAGGTTACATCAAAGCGTGTGCTTTCATTGAACTTGTCGTTAGTTGTCACATCCATCAGAGCATCCAAGAACTTTGCTCTTAGTGCCATTGGTAGGTAATGTAAGTTCAAACCAAGGAAGCCACCTTTAGCAGGACCAATCACAATAGTCAAAGGGAATGCATCATAGTAGGGTAACGTGTCTTTATGTTTTGGGTCATAGAAAAACATCTGCATTGATCCAACTAGTTGCCTGTTGACTAACTTTAATGAATCATCTTTCATTACATCGTTACGGTTCATTTTACGAATACCGCCTAGACGTTTACGGAACCAAGCCCTAGACTCTTTTGTTCTAGGGGTGATACCTGCACGAAACGCTTCTATTTCTAAGTTCTTAAATAAATCTGCCATAGTGTTATTTATATCTATTTTAGGGGTTGACGAATCATTAAAAATGTATATAATTAAAGAGTGGTCTTTGAGGTAGGTGAGTATACTATTTCTTTTTAGGTTTACGTAATGGTTTTAAGGGCTTTATAGTTTTCTTAGGTTTAGGTAAAATGCCCATGGCGCTGAGTTCATTCTCAGTCCATATTTGAAATCCCCAACCACGATCTGCAGCATAGTTCTGTGCAGCAGCCCACTTGTTCATATTCTTTACATAGGTCATTCCTTCACTGATGTATCTCTTAGACTTTCTGCCATTGAACTTTGGTGGTGCAGTTTCTTTATTAGGTTTTATTTCAACTAGAACTGTCTTACCAGTTTTATAAGTAATCTTAAGATCCATGAAGTATCTATGGTACTTTTTATCAACCTCATAGAAGTAAGGTATCACAACTTCTTCACTAGACCATGCAACAATATCCTTTGCATCATCACACCACTTGAACGCATTTCTTTCCCAAAGAGATCTAAAGACTACATTATCAGCATCTCCTTTGTACTTAGAACGGTTTTTAACATTATACTTGCCAGAATATGCCATAGATACCTTATAAATAATAGAAACTTTTTTATATTTAGGTAGGCAATATGGTCTTTAGAACTTCCGTAAATGGAGTAAATCAAATCAAAAAGAACTTTAAGTTTCCTCTAGAAGATGACGGTTACAAAGGTAGGATAACTTTTGAGGCTATTCAAGAGAACTATAAGACTTTGCCTGAAACTGTGTTCAGTGGATTGGTTGAAGCGGCTTCTGGAACAACAAATAGAGAACGTGCATTACAAAACAGTGGTGATGATGGGTTCAAAGGACAGCAAAAAACAGTCAGAGGAAGTATACCTGCACGTGTCGGTAGTGGACGTAAAGCTACAATGTATTTACCTTCAACATTACAGTTTCAGGATAACATTGAATACACTAATGTTGATCTAGGTATCATAGGTTCTGCAGCAGCAAAAGCTTTGGGAGATCCAAACGCTAGTGGTAAAACGATCCTAAATGCAATAAAAAATAATATCACGCCAGACTTTGCCTCAATACAAGAGGCTTTCAATGTAGGACTTAAGAGTGAGGGCGCACAGGTTGCTGCACTTCGTTTATCTAGTAAACTTAGTCCTGAAGTTCAAGGTGCTATTGAAACTACAACAGGCATTGCACTGAACCCTAATAGAAGATCTACTCTCAGAGGCATTGGTGTCAGGCAGTTTAGATTTACATTTAAAATGATTCCAACTTCTCAAGTAGAGGCAGAGGAAGTCAAACAGATAGTTCAGTTCTTTAGAGAAGAAATGTATCCTGATACTTCTGATGAGGGATTGAATGCTGCACTGAGATTTCCTAGTAAGTTCAATATAAAAATGTTCTATGACAATAAAAGAGTTGCAACTAAGATATTACCATCTTTCTTGGCTAACGTTGATGTTGTGTACAATGCAACGGGTATGGCTTTTCACAAGGATGGTAACTTCCAAGAAACAGACATTTCACTATCGTTTGTAGAAGAAAGAGCATTGACTAAGAGAGATATTATAAGTGAGGTTACTGCAATAGATAATCCAGACTATGTAATATCAGCAGGGGCAGGATAATATGTCATTTTTTAGAAACTTTCCCACAGTAGCATATAATTTTGGTAATGAAACATTCGACACTACGTTTCACAACCTTACCACTTATATAGATCTCATCGATCAAATAGCTGATGATGCGTCTTTCTATGAAAAGTATTATATTCAGGATGGTCAAAGACCTGATGTTCTTTCGTATGAGTTATATGGAACCTCTGACTTTTATTGGACATTTTTCTTATTGAACCCTAGTCTTCGTAAGCAGGGATGGCCTATGAGTAGTCTAGATGTTTATGATGCTGCAAAGCTTTTTTATCCTAATAGAGTAATTAATACCACGGCACGAATGCATGGTGAGTTTTATGTTGGTGACGTTATTGCTGATAGATCAGATCTTGATGAGTTTGGAACAGGATTTAAGGCTAGAATACTAGAGAAGAACTATGATCTTGGTCAACTTACAGTCAAACCTATTGTTGATGTTAAGTCAATAACACTGACTAATGGAGGTAGTGGATACACATCTCCACCCACAGTAACCATAACTAAGGGGGGTGGTAAGGGCGCAAAAGCGCAAGCAATTATGACCTATCTTGATGGGAGTACTGTTTTGACTTCGCAGACCATTCAATCTATAGCAGTTACTACTGGCGGCGAAGAGTTTACTAGTGCTCCAACAATAACCATATCAGAACCAAATATTGCAAATGGAACACAGGCAACAGCAACAGCACAACTATCATCTTTCACACTACCTAATAGTACTACTATTTTTTCACAGCCGAATCAGCCCAATGTATTATTATGGGATGATGATCTGGTCAGAAGTCTTATTACTTCTAATAGCACTTTACAATATAATGCTGCTGCACATTATACTGACACCAATCAAAATATCGTTGATTTAAATATTAACATTAGTGGTGGTGTTGATAACGAAGTCGGACAACTTAATAAAATACCTGTCACATATCTAGATAGACTGATAGACACAAACAATGAACTACGAAACATTAATATATTTACGCCAAGTGTTGCAGCACAGGTAAGCAGTGAATTTCAAAAACTATTGAGAAGTTAAATGGCAACTCCACTAGTATCAGCAGAACAGCTTAAGATTGTTAGCATTCGATTGGAAGCAGATCGTTACAATCAACCCCTATTCCTTGCGGGGAATGGTAGGTCTGGCGTTGTTGTTGAGGTTAATATATATGAAGATTTGTCTAAAGGATTCCTAACAGGTGGTATAGTCATTCAAGATGATCTAGACATTTATAGGGTGGCTGACCTTGTAGGTACTGAAAGGATTGTTGTTGAGTTTGAGACTCCTGATAGATCATCAGGGCTAATAACAAAAACTTTTATAATCGAAGAAATCACTGATAATATAAAGACTAACGATCAATCATCTTTTCTATCAATGGCTTTAATAGAAGATATAAAGTTTTATAATGATCTTATTAGGTTTAGCAAGGCGTATACAGGAACTGGTGAAGAAATCATATCTGCTATTGCAAAAGACAAGCTTGGTAGAGAAGTTGTTATAGAAAGCAAAGTTTCTTCATTCCAACAAGCATTTAGGTATATCGTGCCTTTTCAAGATCCTTTGAGTGCCATTTATACTGTCTTAAGTAAAATGACTACAGAGACAGGATTACCGTTCTTTTTCTACTCCTCTGTTGTTGACAATAAGTTTTATCTCACCGACTTACAAACTATAATACAAGAAAAATCCTTTAATGAAGTTATGCCTTTTGTATATGATCAGTTCAATACTGTTAAAAGTGATATTGAATCTCAGGCTGTGAATATAACTAATTTAGATTTGGGATTATTAGAAAACACTTTAGAAATAGCTCTAGATGGTGGTATGGGGTCTCAATATAACTCTGTTAATGCTACCACTGGATCTCCGTTTAAGTTTCATATAGACATGGCAGATTGGTTTGCTAGACTAACAGAAGCTGAACTGTTTCCAAAAGAACAAAACTTTATTGCCTTTGATAAAAAGTTTATTGCAGATCCATTACAGTTTGACAATAAGTCTATTACTGATTATAATACTAAAATAGTAACCAGAGTTACTTCGCAGCCATATAATGATACTAATGGTTTCAGTCAAGAAGCGTATCCTGCAGCAGAAATATATACTATGATAAGAAAAAGTGTTATTAGCCATTTGATGAAAAATATATATTCGATAAACATGCCAGGATTACTGTTTGGTTTCAGTATAAAAACTTGTGTTGGGCATCAAGTTCGTATGAATGTAAAACGAAACAACACTGATATAAACACAAATACTACAATAGATGAAAAGAGATCTGGTGACTTTGTGATATTATCAAAACGTCATTGCTTCGATATTGTTGGGGAAAGACATACTGTCGCTTTAAATTTAAGTAAACTTGCAAGTCGGAGTATTCAAGAATGAACGAATATTATGGTGACAATATCCGATGGTTTGTTGGTAGGATTATTAGTGGTCAAGATCCTGATGAGGCTGGAAGGTTTCAAGTTAGAATATATGGTATTCACTCTGAAGAAGTTGAAAACAAATACTTACCTTGGGCAGAAACGATGTTACCAACTACAGAAGGTGGCGTGTCGGGCGTAGGTAAAATACCACAACTAAAAAATAGTGCGTTAGTATTTGGTTTCTTTTTAGATGGCATGACCTCTCAAAGTCCTATTATACTTGGATCAATGAGCCACATAGAACAACCATCTTCACCACAGGTAAGGGCGGCTGCAGAAGGTGGAAGAGTTAATCTTCTAGACACAAAGAACATTGGTAAAGAAGGTGTTATTGTCACTGAACAGCAAAAGCAAATCTACAGGAACGGGAATGCAGAAGTTGCAGAGTTGAGGGTTCTTGTTATGGACTTTCTAGTTAGCAATGGTCTACCGATAAAAGCTGCAGCAGGAGTGTGTGGAAACTTAGAGGTTGAAAGTAACTTTGATCCGAATGCCAAACTTCAAAACGAAATAGAGGATTCTAGAGGTATAGCTCAGTGGAACTCTAAATGGGGAAGGTGGCAAAGCGTAGAAGCATATGCTTCAGAACTAAATGAAGATCCATATGATTTGTTCTTACAGTTAAAGTTCCTTATATTTGATATGAAAACAAATCGCACTCATAGGTGTTGGGATCATTTAAGTAACCCTGCCAATATATCTAACTTTGATGGACCAAAAAATGATTTGAACTCTACCTATCATTTCTTTCGTAGATATGAAAGGGCTGCAGAAGAAGGTTATCCAAGAAGACCTTTGGCAGCAAGAGAAGCATATGATGGTTACCAAGCTTCTTTAAGGGCGTCTGCAGAAAACAACTTAATATCGTCAGGAGCAGGTTAATGTCATTACCAAAGGAGAAGTTGCAGGACGGTATCAATGCTATAGAAAGATTATTAGATCTAGAATCCTCTAGTAAAAAAACTAATATATTAAATGAAGTTTTTGACACGGCATTTAGCTTTAAGTATAAACCTGATAACTCTACATCAGGGGGGTTCAAAAGTGTCACTAGCTCTGATAAAGACATAATATCGGGTGTTGATGGATCAGTTCCTAGTCAGATAAAAAAGAAAGTTGGTGTGGTACAGTTAGACTCTAGTGCCAAGAAAGACGAACTGGTAAAAAAGGTTGGGTCTGATGCTACAGATTTATCTACCATTACAGGTGATAGTAGACTTTCGGCAAACGGATTTTTAGATGTTGCAATCTCTGCCCCATTTCCTGAAGCTTTGGCAGAGGTTGTTAAGTCAACTACTACAGCAAGCTCAGACGAAATAACAAATATTGTTGGTAGTAATGTTGTGACAGAACTTGCAAGAGATAATATACTTGACAATGTACTAGGAGATGTTTTAAATACAACTAAAGGATTATCTTCATTGGCATCAAGCACAGTTCTAAGTCAAGTATCGTCTTTAGATAAATTAATAAAAAACTCTTTTTCTGGATTTTCTGGTTTGGTTGAAAATCTTGTTGAAAATACTTTTCAGTCAACAGAAAATCTCTTAGGATCTGTGGCTAAAAAGGGAGATGTTTTATTAACCATTCCATCTAATGATATAAAGGATATTGTCGAGCTTAGACAAAAGGGTAATATAGATAAAGCTGTTTCTATATTGAAAAAGTATTCAGACAAACCAGACGCAGAGTTACGGGAAGTCATACTTAAAATAGATAACAGAGCGTCTAAAGCATTAGAACCAACTGCAGTTAGCGTAGACATACCCACAAAAAGAACTGATGATTATATTAATGTTTGGAGAGAAAGTACAACAGACATTAATACAAAAATATTTGATTCTATTGAAGACATATCAGAAGTTGAAACTGAAGTCGCAAATCTAAAAAGAGATGTTACACAAATGGTTTGGGAAGCATGGAATGTATCTGCTTCTGACGGAAAGGGTACTATTGAAGGGTATCATCAAGTATTTGTTAGTGATCACAATCAAGGATTTGAACCTCATTTTTTCATAGATCAGGCAGGTGTTACATATAGAGGTAGACCGTTAGATATAAAAGGTACGGGGATGTATTATGGCGAACTCCCAGATCATTCTGAAAGAACTATATTGATTGCTCTTGAAGAACTTGAATGGAAAGTAAACTCATCACAAATAAAAACAGTAAAAAAACTTATGGAAGCTATTTACAATGTAAAACCGGGCATACAGACACTAGGATTATATGATATTCTAAGTACAACAGAATCCCCATGGTGGGATGTGCAAAATGCTGCAAGGATTTGGTTTGGAAAAGAAAATATAAAGGGCTATGATCCAAGAAAGTCAGAACCTTTAACGCAAAAACAAATAATAGATGGTTTAGGAAACTAGTATGGCTATTGTATACCCAAATAATCTATCATCACTTACGCAAGAAGCTATTGATCGTAGAGCGTCTGATAAGGTTTCAAATCTTCCTGAAGATCCTACAGGTAAGTATCCTGAGACAGGATATTTCTTTTCAAGTAATATTGCAAAAGAAGCAAGAGGCGTTGCTAGAAACGATCTAGAGTTTTTTGCACAATACGATGGGATGGAAATATCCTCAGGCGATAAGATCTCATCAGACTATGGCAAAAACCAAGTATCTAAATCTGAGAAGGGTCATGTGTGGGAAGTTGATGATACTGATGGAAATGAACGCATCCTTATCAAGCACTTTGAGGGTAGCGGTATAGAACTATCTCCTGATGGTAGTATCATCATTAGTTCTAAGAAGCGTAAGGTTGAGATAATCGGCGGTACTAATGATGTTATTGTTGAAGGCGATGCACAACTAGTATATAAAGGCAACCTAAACATAAAGGTTGTAGGAGAGTTTAATGTTGATTGTTTAGATTACAATGTTACAGTGAATGGTAATAAAGTAGAGACTGTAAAGGGATCAGAAGAAAAGAATGTTGGCAACGGATTACAGACTTCTGTTACAGGTCCAATAACAACCTACTCAACTGGTTTAGTTACTGATGTGTTCTTGGGTGGACATCAACACAATGTCAAAGGTAATCTTGATTATAACGTTAATGGTAATGTTGGTTTATTCTCTAGTGGTGAAATGAACATCACCTCACAGGACTATATTAATATTGCTTCAGATAACGTGACTGCTTCAGCACAAAATATGACTGTACAAGGTGGTAGTGGAGTCATAGGTGGCACTGCTGTTGACTTTGTGGGTAACGGCGCTGTGTTTGATAAAGGTATCACTGCCCCGACATTCCATGGAGACCTAGATGGAACTGCGACTACTTCAACAGTAACTCAGTCTCAAGACTATGGAGAAGCAGCTACAGGAACTGCAGGTAGTATTACTAATACTGCGACTCCTACTATCACTACGCCAACTTCGACAAATGTTCTTACATACTTGCTTAAGGCAGCAGGTGGTATTCGTAAGGTGATCATTGACAAGGGCGACTACTTAAAGAACTTTATCGACAAGTCAAAAGATTATGGCGGTATTTCTACAGGAGATATGACTACTGCCAAGGCTAGATCAAAGCTACGAGATGCTGCTAACTTAGGCAACACTCAGTTTATGGGCCAACTACTTAAAGAAAATCTTATTTGTTCTGAATATAATAATCCAACCCCTAAACGGATTGGTAGAACAGTAAAGCAAGAGTCTACTCCTATCTTAGGTAATAAGCCTGTAAGTATTTACTCGCCTAGACTTGCTGCAACATATATACCCAAAAACAATGTAGTAAGTATTGTTCCTGAAGATAAGTACAATCCTCTGAAGCAAGATGATATCACTATAAAAACTAAGTTGTCGGACAATATTACCATAGCAAAGTTTTTGGGATCAGAAGATGCAACAAACCTTAAGTTCATAAAATCATTGTCTGTGAAAAGAGAGCTTGCTAGAAACCTATACCTGCACAGTCTTATTTTAAAAAAGGTGCAAACTAATACTGATAGGTTTAAAGGTATAAATCTAGTTGTATCAGAAGGCATTTATAAACCTGGTCCATCTGAAGTAATAACACCAAAAAGTATAAACGATTTAAAAGCTAAAGGCAAGGCTGTTGTATACAAAGCGGTGGATCAAAGTGGTGCAGAAAACAACTTAGATTTGTTTGATATTGCAGAGTATGTAAAGGATGTGAGTTTCTTTGACGAAATGATTTTGTCATACGATACTTTAGAGTGCAAGAACGATCAACCAGTTTTAAAGGCAAGACTTATTTTAATAATGCCTGATATTGATGACAACTGGACAGGAAGATTTAACAGAAAAGTTTCTACTGAATATAATAGACAGTTGTTATCTAAAGGTGAGCTAATAGAATGTTTGTTAGAAGATAATGAAACATTAGAAGCACGTGCGATAGAACAGTCTGCCATTCCACCAAGTGATGGTGTTGTAACTCACTCTAGAGGACCAGACCGAATAAATTGGCCTAATCAAAATATTGTTGATGCTATTGCGTCTGCTGTTCGTGAACTTGGTCAGGAATATACTGCACAGATAACTTCAAATGGTGGTAGGGCTAAAAGAGATACTGGAACTCAAAACCATCCAAAAGGAGAAGCTGCAGATCACTTCTTATTGTTGGCAGGAAAGAGAATCAACCCATCACAAAACTCTTCATTGTATCAACGTTACATTCGCATTCTTGTGCGTAATGCCAAAGCGAAAGGAATACGTCCCGGTATTGGTGGTTATCCTTCGTTTATTCATTATGATGAGAGTACATGGAGACAGGGTGGTGCAGGATCTGCAGGAACTTGGAACGCAGGTTTTGATGTTTCCTTCGCAAAATCATTATAAATAACAGTAAAATAGAGAAGACCTAATGGCAACAACTAGAGTATTAGCAAAAGAAGATGGTAATCTTAGTCAATCTACTTTAATCGGTGGTAGACGTAAAGAATACAGAGATATAGATCTGTCTTTCACTGCTAAACCAAATGGAGAAATATTTGTTAAAAAAGAAGCGGCTGCTGTAAAGCAAGCCGTAAAAAATCTTATTTTGACAGACTATTTCGAAAAGCCGTTTGAACCTTTTTATGGTGGTAATATAAGAGCACTTCTATTTGAACTTGCTGACGATGATGTTGAAGAAGAAACACGTGAAAATATAATAAGAGCTATCAATGCTTATGAACCAAGAGCGATTGTAAGAGAAGTGTCGGTAAGCTATCAAGAGGAAAGAAACTCTATAAGTATCTACATAGAGTTTCAGGTTATAAACACAGAAGAAGTTGTAACATTCACAACTTCATTATCAAGGTTAAGATAAAATGGCAACAACGATTAAATCATCAGCCTTAGACTTTAATAATATCAAGAGTAATCTAAAAGACTATCTTGCTAATAAAGACGAATTCAAAGACTATAACTTTGAGGCATCAGGATTGTCAAATATTCTTGATGTGTTGGCATATAACACGCACTTAAATGCTTTGATTGCAAACTTTGCTTTAAACGAGTCGTATCTCCCAACCGCACAGTTGAGAAGTTCAGTTGTATCACTATCTGAAGGTATTGGGTATGTTCCTGATACAGATACTGCAGCACAGGCAAAAGTTAGACTTACGTTTAATACTACTGCAGCAGGACGTGAGCAAACAGTATCCTTACCTGCATATACCCAGTTCACCTCAAATGTTGACGATGTGTCCTACACGTTTCAAACCGTAGAGTCGTTTACGGCAACTGATGATGGAACAGGATTTTATGAGTTTAAAACTAATGAGGGTTCTAATCGTATTTCTATTTTTGAAGGAACACTAAAAACTAAAACATTTTTAGTTGGTGAGTATGAAGATAATCCTGTGTATGTTATTCCTGATGGAACTCTAGACGCTGATACTGTTACCATAAAAGTCTATAGTAGTGCTACCTCAATAGATTTTACCACGTATCAAAATATCGTAAACGCCACATCTATTAGTTCTAACTCTACTATTTACATTCTAAAAGAATCTCCTAATGGATATTTTGAGCTATCCTTTGGTGATGGTGAGACATTTGGGATAGCACCACAAGCAGGTAATCGTATTGAGGTTGAGTATCTATCGGTAAAGGGAAAAACTGCCAATAATGCTACTGTATTCACCCCTGTTTCTCAGTTCACATCAGGAGTTATAACCTCTGATATAAATGTAATAACATATGTCAACTCTATTGGTGGCGATGAAAAGGAAACTATCGAATCTATTCGTAAGAATGCTCCTTTCCAATATGCTACTCAGAACCGCATGGTTACTGCAGAAGACTATTCATCTCTAATCCTACAAAGTTATTCCACACTTATTGAAGACATTGCATCATGGGGCGGCGAAGAAGCGGTGGAACCTGAGTTTGGTGCAGTATACATATCAATCTTATTTGAAGATGATGTAACTGCGGCTACAATTGCAAGTACTAAACAAGCGATACGAGAGTTAGCAGCACAACTTTCTATAGTATCATTCAACATCAGATTTATCGATCCAATAGAAACATTTATTGAAATAGATACTTTCTTCCAGTTCAACCCTAAACTTACAGACTTAACTTTAAATGCTGTTCAGGATCAAGTTAATACTACAATATCTTCGTACTTTGCTAATAACACTGGTGGATTTAAACAAGCCTTTAGAAAATCAAATGTCTTATCTCTTGTAGATGAATCTTCTACTTCTATTCTGTCTTCTAGAGCAAATATTAGAATGCAGCAGAGGTTTACTCCCACAGCACCTACTTTGATTTCTGTTATTAACAGTTTACTTTTAGATGTTGATTCTACGTCTGTTGATGATATTAATAAGATTGTCGATTTAGTTGTAAGTCAAAGATACAATGACGCTGCAAACTTCATGGTGTTGAATAGTTTATCTGGTGAGAATACTACCGTCATTAGATCAAACCTTTCTGCAACAAAAGTCTCTATTAGTCAACAGTTGCAATATCCTGTAGCTATTGCTGCGCCTGATGACGATGAGTATATTATTACTAGTAATGAGTTTACCTTTCAGGCACAAACCTGTGTTCTTAGAAATAAACTAAGTTCTAATGTCATTCAAGTTGTTTCTGTTGCAGGTAATGCTGTGATAATAGATAACATTGGCAACTTCAATCCTGTAACAGGAGTAGTTACCGTCAACTATTTTAACCCGACAAGTATATCTGCAGGACTAACATTTATCAAACTAGCTGCTGTGCCAGCTAATCAAAGTGCATTAGCTCCTACAAGAAATGAGATTTTAAACTTTGATACTGATAGATCAACCACAACTGCTGTAACTGTAAGTGCCACAAACTAATGTCAAAGCAAGATAAAACATTACTAGACAATAATCGCACAGACTTAAATCTCTTTAAGAATGAGATTGATAACGTACTGCCAGAATATTTCAAAGAAGATTTTCCGAATATTAAATCTTTATTTGAAGCGTATTATGAGTTTATGGATTCTGCAGACAACCCATCTGGTCAAATAAAGAGATTATATTCTTCTAGAGATGCTACACAAGTTCCTGATAAGTTATTGCAATATCTTGAAGATGAACTTCTTCTAGGTCAAGCATACTTTGGTGGGTTCTTAAATAAAAGAGAAGCTATTAAGTTTTCTAACACTCTCTACAGATCTAAAGGTACTAAGTATAGTATTGAGCAGTTCTTTAGAGGATTTTTTGGTGAAGATCCACAGATACTATACCCTAAAGAAAGTATATTCAAAGTCGGGCCAGCAATCGACTATGAACAAGATAGCATTAATACTGGTGGACAGCAAATAAAAGAGTTTGCTTCTGTTATTGGTCCTGAGTCACGTAAGTTTATTACTGACGATAAACTATATCAAGTTATGTCTGTTTTGATTAGGATTGGTCTTCCTCTTAAAGAATGGGTTGACACATACAAACTATTTGTTCATCCTGCAGGGGTCTATCTTGGTTCAGAGCTATTACTAGAACTTGTTAACGATATAGGTCTTTCTATTGATCAAGATGAGATCGGTGATCCAATCACAGAACAATTTGTTTCTGAAGAAATCGCTGCAATGAGTATGCAAGCGGAAACTTCTATGACACTTCTTTTAGCAGACAGTGCCACAGGCATTAGACGTTTCGCAACAGGAACTGAGTTCAGAGACCTTGGTGATATTCCAATCCAAGACTTGGATGCTGATAGAAATGCTTATAACATCTTAGGTCTTTCAGGTACATTTATGGATGACTCAGCAAATGGCTTGGTTCTTACTATGGACCAAGATTCAGATGGTGTCATTACAGTACAATCTACTATGGATGGTGGTAAGTTCTCAACATTATTCGACTCAGATAATGCTGCAGATTCGGCACATTATCCATTCTAACATGTATAAATAATATAAATCAAGCTAGAGAGTAAGTTATGGCAAAACAAACAATCAACACAGGTCTTTCTGCGAATGACAGAACAGGAGATACGTTACGTACTACTGGTATAAAGATCAATGCCAACTTCACAGAACTATACAATGTTTTAGGTGGATCTAATATAGGTGTAGGCACATCACAACTTACAGACAGTGGATTAGATATTTTAGGCACATCAGCACGTACTAAATTGGGCGCTGTTGGTGGTAACGTTGAAGTTAATATCGACTTGCCAGATTCATCAGGAACAGTTTTAGTAGATACTGCCATTCAGACTATGAGTAATAAAACTCTGGATAGTGCTCAACTAAACAACCCATCACTACTTAACATGAGTATGTTTGATGATAACTCAAGTCATAAATACTCTATTGTTGCAGGTTCTTTAACTGCTAATCATAATCTTAATATACCTAGTTTAACAGATAGCGATACTCTTGTTTTAAATAACAACTCAGCAACTATTACAAATAAAACTATAAGTTCACCTGTTGTACAAAGACCTAGAGTTCATGAATATTTAGCAGACTCTCTTGGAAATGCTGTACTATCTTTTACAGATACCTTTAGTCCTAGCAGAAACAATGTTAAAGTATCTGATCAGGCAGCAGGTACAGCACCTATTATCGAAGTAATAGGATCTGATACAAATATAAATCTAGACTTGGTTTCAAAAGGAACTGGATCTGTAAGACTAAGCAAAGCTGCTATGAGCTATATAACTGCAGCTAATAGTGCTGCAGCGGATACTAGTGTAGGGTTCGTATCGTTGACAGGATCTTCTTCAGGTACAGTTACACTAGCAGATGGTACAGTTAACGGCGAAATAAAAATATTTGCAAGACGTGGCGGTGGATCTGGAACAGTAACATTAACACCTGCCACCTTTGCACAAGGAACTAGTATAGAATTTGATCCACTAGATACAGTACAACTTATTTGGGATGGTTCCAATGGTTGGAATATTATCGGTGGTTATGGATACGCAGTCGTATAGGAAATAGACAATGCCAGCAATTATTACAGATAGATTAAAAAGACAGTTTGCACAGCAAATCTTTGATGAGAACCAAGGCACAACTCCTGGTGATTCTGACAACTATTTCTACATTGGTGTAGGACACTCTCAGATTTGGCAAACAGACGCTTCTACTGATGTTACAGAAAATCCAAGTAACACTGAAAGAGATCGGCGCTTGTTTAGATATAATCTTCAATCAGTGAAAGCTGTTGAAGCGTTTTCATTTGTTGTTCCATTAACTGATTGGACCACTAATACAGTTTATCCTGCTTTTAATGATAATATTGTAGGTCAACCAACTCCTGCATACTATGTAAGAACTGCTGATAATAACGTATATGTGTGTATTCGTCAAGGTAAAAATAGCTTTGGTTCGGCTGTTGTATCACAGTTTGTTCCTGATCATACTAACACGTCTCTGCCAGTGGAAACCGATGGATATATTTGGAAGTATTTGTACACTATCACAACTGCAGATGCAAACAGATTTTTAACTTCGAACTTTATGCCAGTTAAGTTTGTGGATTCAGCAGAACCAACAGATCCTGAAGCTCCTCAACTTGCTGTGCAGAATGCTGCAATCGATGGTCAGATTATTGGATATAGAGTAGAACCAAACACGGGTGTATACTCTGCTGCACCTACTCTTACAGTTGTTGGTGATGGTAGTGGTGCTAAAGCACATGGAGTACTTGATGCTACAGGTAAACTAGCAGCAGTTCAAGTTGGGGATAGTGATACTGTGGGTACAGGCGCAGGACCAGGAGCTTTTGTTTCCATTGGATCTGTCTTGGGGTCAAGTTATAATAGAGCTTCCGTTAGAGTAGATCAGACCAACTTAACTTCAGGTATCAATGCAGAAGTGTACCCTGTATTCTCACCAAAGGGTGGACTAGGAGCAGATGCAAGAACGGATTTAAGATCTACTAACATGATGTTCAATATCAAACCTGAAGGTAATGTTAATGATAAGTGGGTTGTAGATAACGAATATCGTCAAGTAGGTCTTCTAAAAAATCTTTTAGACTCTGCAGCAGGAACTAAGTTTCAGCTTACTGAAGGTCTTGCTCTTAAGCAACTTGTATTGACAGCACCTATTACAGGTGGATTATCATGGGCAGATGATGTTACAGTAAGTGGCGACAGTAATGCTCAAGCGTGGATTGATTTCTTTGACGACTCAGCAACTATATGGTATCATCAGGATGAAGAAACTGGTTTCACGCCGTTTAGAACTGGCGAGACAATAACAATCTCAGGTAAAACAGGATCATTTACTATTGGTGATAGAGTTGTACCAGATATAGATGTATTCTCAGGTGAGTTATTGTTCCTAAATAATCAGGCAAAGATTGCCAGAGACGCTGATCAAACTGAAGATATTAAAATCGTTATTAAACTTTAAGGGTAAACCATGGCTACTAATCTCACTAGTACAACATTTTTAAGCGAATACAATGATGATTTCAGAGATAGTGATCATTATCATCGTGTTCTGTTTAATAACGGAAGAGCACTACAGGCACGTGAACTAACACAGTCTCAGTCTATTATCCAACAAGAACTGAGTAGACTTTCTAAGTTCATTGTTAATGAAGGTGCTATTTTCAATAATAGTGGTAACTTAGCCTCTGGTGTTAATGCATTCTCATATACTTATCTTAAGGTTAACTCTTTACCTGTTGGCTATGCTCAACTAAAAGGCACTGAGATAAATGATGGAGATCTATTTGCAATAGTAAAGGAAGTTCTTCCTGCTGAAGGTAGTGATCCTGATACCATATTTGTAAAAATGACAAAAGGTCAATCTGGTGGAGCCTCTACAGCAACTAATACTACCGTGTCTAAACCTTTTGTTGCAGGTACAACCCTTACTACAAGTTTAGGTAATATTACTATTCAGTCTGTCAACGATGCTGTTGGGAAAGCATCTATTGCTGAAGTTCCTCAGTTTGACACGTTTGCCGCCAATCACCTAGTTATGGTTGAGTCTCAGACATTAGTTCTTTCAAAATATTCTCCTGATTTCACAGGAGTTATAGGATTTAAAGTGACTGAAGATATTGTCACTACTGCAGATAATATTGCACTTTTTGATAACTCAGGAAGTACTCCTAACTTAACATCTCCTGGTGCAGATCGTCTTAGAATTGTTTTAACTTTGACAACGAAAGATACCATTGCTGCCAGTGATACATTTTATGAAGTCTATAGAGTTCGTAACGGACAAGTTTCTCTTGTAAAAACACCTGATAAAATCCTATCTAAGATAGGAAATCTTATTGACGCAAGAACCTTTTCTCAAACAGGTAACTTTATTGAACAAAGTTCTTCAGGTGAGTTTGACTTAACTATAGAAAAAGATAGTGACGATGACTTCTTAAGTTTTAAAGTATCAGGCGGTACTGCATTTGTTAACGGATCACGTGTTGAAAGAGATTTCAATTTACCCATTCGTGTAGCAAAACCTAGAAGTCTTACTTCAGATCTTAAAGTAAAGACTACCGAAAAGGTTGGCGCTAATATTGGTAACTATGTTGTTGCAGATAGTGCTTATGGATTGGTTGGATATATTGAAGATGTCACTGAAGTAAACCTTTATACTGCTGTAGATAGAGGTGGTAGTAATATTGGTACTGCACGTGTAAGAGGCTTATATACAGCACAGTCTGATTATCGTATTCATTTATTTGATATACAGTTGACAAATCCTTCTGCTAACGGTATTGGTGATATTAGAAGTATTGGTGTTAATGCTACTAACTATGCTAACTTAAAAGCTATTCAGAATAGATATGATGTTTATAATAAAGAAGAAAATAATCTTTTATTTAGACTTCCTAATTCCAGAGTTCAAGAAGTATCATCTGTGACAGCAGTTATTGGTACTGTATATACAACAAACAAAACAGCATCAACTGTGGTAATCAACGCAGGTTCTGATACTTTCACAGAAACTGATGATTGGATTTATCAGGTAGACGGTGATGGAGAGTTGACTACTCCAACTGTGGTATTAAGTGGAGGCAATACACAAGCAACAATCTCTGGACCTGATAATGGTACAGGGCATGTGATTGCATATCAGAATAAAACTCTTGTTCGTAAGAATAAATCTCTGAAGCCTAGTACGGCTGCAAATGATTGGGAATCTGAAACTATTGCCTTAAGTAGTGGCGTGTTTACTCTTGCCAAAGCTGACATTTTTAGATTTTATAAAATCACTGATGCAACAACAAATGAGGATATTACTTACAAGTTTGTTTTAGATAATGGTCAGAGAGATAACTTTTATGGCCCAGGAAAAGGAACTTTAAAATCAGGAGTTGCTGTACCTGCAGGTAATGTAACAGTACAATACAAATATTTTGAGCATAGCACACCTTCAGGAACAGGATATTTTGCAGGTGCTGCATCGTATGGTGATGTTACCTTTAGCGAAATTCCAAAATATACTACAACATTGAATGAAACTATTCACTTAGCAGATGTGATTGATATGAGACCTTTGCAAAATCCTGCAAATGAAACCTTCTCTGGTGGTATCGCACGTATTGAGGATCTTCCTAAAAATCAATCAACGCTTTCAGTAGGAACTGCGAAGTACTGGTTGCCACGAAATGACGTACTGACATTAACTTCTTCGGGAACGTTAGGTTATCATCAGGGTGCTTCTTCATATGAAATGGAAATGCCTACAGGAATACCTAGAAAAGACATGGCTCTTTATAATATTTCGTTAAATCCATTTACGTTCAATGAAGAAGATTTAAATGTAACACGATATGACAATCGTGGATTTAAGATGGAAGACTTACGTGATCTAGAGAACAGAATTTCTAATGTTGAAAGAATATCAACACTTACTTTATTAGAAGCACAGCTTGCTAGTTTAGAAGTGTATGATCCTAATGACGCCACATTCATTAGACAGACTGAAGGTATCACAGGAGATAATTTTGACGCTGTGTTACAATCAGATTGGTCTAATGATGATTATAGAGCAACATTACAAAACGATGCACAACAACTTCTTCCATTATATTTTAATAAATCTATCGGATTAACGTATGATTCTGATTTATCTCTAAACACTTGTGTGATAAAAGGTAATAATATTTGGCCTACATATACTGAAGTTGTTGCAGACTTTGGACAAGAAGAGGCTACAGGAGTAGTACCAGTTAATCAGTTCGATATTCCTCAAAGTATTGGTTCTGCAGAACTAACACCTGATGGAGATTATTGGACTAATAAACGTGTTGTTGATAAATCATATTCATCACAATCTAACTCATCGTTGTTGCCTGATGGTACAACCGAAATAAGTTCTCAAGGTACTATTACAATAAGTACTGGCGCAGCATATTAGAAAATAAGGTAAAGAAATGCCATATAGACAGGTAAAAAGATCAGGTACTAGAAACGTTACAAAATCGAGAGATATTGTAAAACAGGATAGGCTTGGATATACTGAAATAGAGATACATAGACCCAAAATATTCTTTTTTGAGTTTCAAGGCATGCGTCCAAATATACCTCATTGGATATTTTATGGCAACAAACAAGTGACTAGATATTGCAACACTTCGTACAGTCTATCTGATTATACTGATGCTGCTAGAACTTCTTCAATCAAAGAACCAGGAGACTCCTATGTTACCGCAACAGGGTTCCCTGCTGATTTAGGTGGTGCAACGAATGGTGGTGGAGATAATGCTTTAACTAGCTCTGCAGATGGTTCCATAAAAGGATTCTTTTATCTTCAATCTAATGCAGATTTAAACTGGCCTATTAACACTGACGGTACAAACTTTTCGGCATTAGATGTTTCTGTGCTAAACAGGAATGAAGCACTATCATATGCTGCAGCAAAGTTTTATTCTCAAGGTCAGTATGAGGATTGGTACGAGTATACTACAACTGAAGAAGTTCAGGTGAGTGAAAATTATTCGTATTTTGAAAGTGTTTACTACGCTGATAATGATGGTGGTGGGAGTTCATCCAATGACAATAGTAGTAGTTGGACATCTTTACAAGTTGCCTCTAGAACTGTATGGAAGCCAAAAGCATCAACACTTGCGGCTACAGTATCTGCCATGACTACTTCAAACAGTTTCAAAGGCAGTTTTGATGCAGATGGTTGGGGAGAATAGATTATGACAGGTATTTTACAACTAACAGAGCAAAAATCTCCCACAGCACAAACCTTTGTCGTTGACGAAGCAAGCGTGTTGACGGGTATCGGAATATTCTTTCATTCTGCAGATCCCAATCTTCCTATAACCTTAGAGCTTAGACCAACAACTGAAGGTGGACAACCTTCAGCTAAGAGATATGTCCCGGGAAGTAGAGTAGTAGCAACTGCTGCACAGATTGGGGCCAAGGCAGCAACTGCATTTTCGGCTGCAACAGAATATAAGTTTCAGTTTACCTCTCCAATATATGTTCCTAGAAATACTTTATTAGCAGTCTGTATATACAGTTCTGCCACAGGAGATTCTTATAAAGTATATTTCGGTGAAAATGGAGAGTTCTTATTTGGAACCACAACTGCTAGATATAACTCAGGTGTTAATGTTTCAAGAGGCTCTTTGTATGCATCATCTAACGGAACCACGTGGGAAGGCGATAACTCAAAGGATTTAACATTTAAAGTTTATAAAGCACAGTTCGATACGACAACAACTGCTACAGCAAAACTTCAAGTGAATGTTCCTGGTAAGAAAAAACTTACAGAAAGTTTAATTCAAAATCAACTTGCTGATTATGTTTATGATCCCCTGAGGTTTACAGCAGGAGATTCTGATCTTTCAGTTCTTCATCCTGCACATGGATTTAGAGTAGGTGATGTTGTTACTCTGAGTACAGATGCTACAGGGTTTGATTCATCTTCAACAGTAAATGGAGTTAAGGGTAGTAGTATTCTTGGACAAAGAACTATTACTGCAGCAGATCCTTTTGGATATACATTCAAAATGGATTCAGGTAATGCAACATCCTCTATTAGAGCGGGTGGCACAGGATTATATGCTACAGAGCAAAATGAAATAGATGAGTTTATGCTTAACGTACAATATTCATCACCTGTCGGTACTGCCATTAATGCTACTGGCAACTTTACAACAATAGGCGATTGGCAAGATGCAGACACAGGATATGATGCTCTTACAAATCAAAGAGCTAGTTTACAAAATCCTACATTGCTTACTGAACCTGCTGTTATTGCTGCAAGAGCACAAGAGGTTGGAAAACTTAGTGGAAATGCCTCAACACTAATGACCATTAATATGAATACCAATGATGCTAACGTAGCACCTTACTTTAATGTTAATAATACTAGACTAGAAACACTTTCTTATTTTATTGATCATCAACAAGATAGTGCATTGGCGGGTGGCACTAGAACAGATAGAAACTATATTACAACTGTTCCGTATGTTCCTGAAACTGCAGCTAATGGTGGCACAAACGCAAGTAAGCACATTAGTATTCCTTACACACTATCAAACTCATCTACTTCTATTGTGGCTTTAGTTGATGCGGTTAGACCTATAGGGGCTGACTTTGATGTGTGGTTTAGAACAAGCTTAAGTTCTTCAGGAGACAGATTGATCGATCAAGATTGGACAGCTTTCACAAAAGATATTAAAGTCACTAAAGGCAATAGTTATAACGATATTCCACCTAATGATAATCTACTTAGGTTTGTTGAATACGAGTTTAACGTCTTTGATCTTGCTGATTTTGATGAGTATCAAATAAAAATAACAATGAATGCTGAGAAGTCTACTAGATTTCCAAGATTCAAAAACTTGAGAACAATAGCAACATCTTAATGGCTGATTATATACCTGTAAAAGATCATCCTGATTTAGTCAGAGATCCTAATACTAACA